TGACCTACAGCTAGTTCACCATCTACAGTTTTACCGCCGTCATCTTTAATAGGTTTACGAGCTAGTTGAACAGTTACAGAAGGTAAATAGATACATGACTTTCCACCAGGCATATTCTTTTCAATAGAAGGGAAGAGAGCAGTAGGATCATCATAGACATGATTAGTACAAAGAATAGTTGTTTGAGTTACGGAACCTAAATTAGTACAAGTTTGCATTAACGTTTTCATAGCTCGAGCTTTAGTACCCATATCTGATGAAGTACTATCTTTGCTCATACGAGTAAGTTCCAATTCAGATTGCAAGTTAGCTAAAGAATCAATAGCTACAATAAATTTACCTTCAAGACCCTTTTCTTTAACAGACATAAGGAACTTATATAGAGAGTTTCTAGCCTGCTCGATACTAGTACAAGGTACATACTTTACTTTACTAATATCTAAGCCAAGTCTTTCAGCACCTTCAGGATCGATAGCATTTTCAGTATCAAAAATTACTGGAATTAAACCTTCTTCTTGAGCTTTAGCTAGAATCTTTTGAACAAATAACGACTTACCCGTCATAGATTCTCCTGCTAGCATAGTTACACGACCTTTAGGTATACCACCGTGAATTGATCCAGAAATAATAGCATTTAATACGTAGGAGCCGGTATCAATCCAAGTACCAACTCTACTTAAAGTACTATCACTTAGATACGTAGCAAAAGGATTAACCTTATCAATATCATCTAAAGCTTTTAAAACATCTTTATCCATATAAACAATTATATAGAGCTCTTTATACTTTTCAACTGTTCTATTTGTTTAAGTAGATGTAAAACATTAGCTCCTTTAATTGTATCTGTCTGTATTGTCATAGGGTAATTCAATTCAGTATCAATTCGAATACCTTCTACACCACATTCTGGTGTAACCATATCATACACACAGTCATAGAGACCTTGGCTTTTAAGATTTCTATAATGATAATCAATTAATGGTTTGCTTGTTTCTACTACAACATTAGCTTCAACCATCATTGATAGATATCTAAAGTATAGCCCTTCATTTGTAGTTAAATCAGCTATAACAATTATATTCACCTAATTATTTAGATAAAAAAAGCCCCCTTTCGGGGGCTTTAAGGTGGGTGAGAGGATTTTCTGGTTACCTCCAACTTTCAGTTAGGCAAGATGCAGTTTCATCTTTTTACCTACTTGTACCCCGCATTATACATTTAATAGTCAGTCGACCCTCCATGTAAGTCAGCAGTCCCTTTAACACTCTTGCTTAAAATGTTTATTCAGGCACACCCGGGGTTGGGCTAGCTAGGCCCATATAATATAACTGCAGCTCTAAACTGTATATGTTTTAATATATTCTTCTTTCTTCCTACGAGGTACATCTACCTCAAGGACTCCATTGACATAAGAGAAGTTAATCTTATTGAGATCAAACTCTCTCCCAACTGAGAACGACCTATTGTAGGTTTGTTCCTTTTCCCCGTCATGGGCTTTTACTTTACGCTTTGCCTTAATGTAGACTTCACGTTGATCAGTGTCTGTAGAAAGATCCAAATCATCTTTCGCGACTCCTGGTAGATCAATTTGAACACTTAGTGCATCTTCATCAGATGCGAATCGAACTTGATCTCCTGTTTTATAGACCTCTTCCAACTGGTGGAAGACCGGTGTCAGATTGAAAAAACCATCAAAGGCTCTTTCGATTTCTGCGATTGGGTTGTGTGTGTATTTAGTTAGTTTCATAGTAAAAATATTTATAACACTAGATATAAAACCTACCGCTGTTTAATCATCAAAAAGTTTAATGACTTCAGGCTCGTCGTTTGGGGTTACAATTGGAGACGGAGGCTTATTTATATTTTCATACTGCTCAAGAATTTTATCTTCTAGCTCTACATCGGAAACTGCAATTGAACTCTTATTAAAGGTCCAGTTATTTTGAGACTTATCTTCGCCTTTAATAAATTCCATAAAGAGGTAAGGAAAGGACTGTACTTGAAGTTGACCTGATTGTGAATTTGGCTGTACGTGAATAATTACCGGGTTATTCAACGTAATGGTTTTGGTATCTTCTTTTGTTACCTTACCTACAACTGTTCTTCCAACATGGTCGACAATAGTTTTAATTTGATCTGACATATGTATTATATTAAGTTATCTTTTTGTATAGTCAACTACCTTTTTTGGAAAATTAAAGTATGAGCTACTTGTGTTGCTTCTTCAAGAGCTTGTTTTGCTGGCTTCGTCGATAAATTAGTCGATTTATCGGAAGCGTGTGTTAGAGCTTCTCTCATAATAACAGTAGCTCTTCTAATTTTTTCAATTTCAGGTGAATTTATGGTCCCAGAACCATTATCTTCGCCTGTAATTACCTCCTTTATAATAGCTAACGTTTCTAAAATACCTGCAATTTTACCTCTCTTAAACGCAGGATGTGCATTATGAGAGTTATCATCTTGAGGTCTGTCCATATATCCACCGGGTTGTATTGCCATATACCTATTTACTAAATAAGTCAAATAGTTCTACTGTAACATTTTCAGATGGCTTCCTTATTTTCCATCCCACATTATCATAGAATCTTTCTATCGCTTGAAATAAGATTTTTTCAAACATTTTGTCATAGTCCGGTTTAAATAATTTACTAAATTCTTTGGGGTAATCATATTTAAAGCCAATACTTTCCAAACCAAACTTATTAGGTTGTTCAATGTACATGTACCGAACCTTATCACCTGTTCCAATTGCTTCATATTTGTTTCCTGTGTTTAATTTATCTAGAAGTAAATTATAAAAATATGCTGACTTTACATGTATGGGCATTCCTTTCGCCGTAGTAAATTCTTTACACTGCGTAGAGTATTTTTCGTACCCCTTAACACCCATTACAAAAGCAAGCTCCTGTGGGTCTAACTTCTTAAAAATTTCATATGTCTCATTTAACAATTCATTAGTTTTACCTAGTGATTGTGTAGTAAGCATTGTTTCTATAATTTTCTTAGCGTATGGCTTAATGGCATTAGGCATAGTAGTCCTAACAACCTCCACACCAGTATATTTAAATTTATTTTCTTTAATACCCTCATCATCCAAAATATGCATAACGTACCGCTTCTTTTGCAAGAACACGCCCACATCAGCTATACATTCACGCTTAAAAATAAACCTATTATCTTTAGATAAGAGCGCCTTTTTAGCCCATTCACTAACCCCTTTATTTAAGTGATCCTCAATTTGTTGAATTTTATCAAATGTTTCTTTGTGAATATCTTCACCATCTAAAAAATTTAAGCCCTTATTAACAAGAGGAGTAATAGAAACATAGGATGAGTCCGTATCATTGTAAATAATGCAATCCTCAAGTTGCTTATCAGAGATATCTGGTACCTCGTTTTTAATAAATTCCTTGATAAGCTCATTTGAGTATTTAATAACAGCTTGCCCGGTCAACGTGACTGAAGATGCAATATCATCATCACCAATCGGGGCATGCTTATTTCCCATGTAGCCATAACACGAGTTAATAAGAATCTTAATAACCATTTGCGATGTATTAAGTCTTTCGACCTCATACTTAGCATCAATATATTCAGATGTATTTTTCTTTAGCTTTTTAAGTTTTTGTTTTGCTTTATATAAGTCCTTTTTAATAACAACGCGCTTATTGTAATAATATTCCAAGAATTCCGGAATAATGCCCCTTTTCTTCTGTGAAAATAAAAATCCAGCTTTAGATAAAGCACAGTCTTCAGTTTTTAGAAATTTTGCAAATGCTGGTTTATCTAATTCAAACAATTTACCGGATACATGCTGTATTATAATTTTATCATTAGTACTTCGCTCAATCTTACCTACTTTAGTTTCCGGTGATGTATTAAGAGATATCATTACATTAGGATACAGAGAGTTTGCATCAAAAGAAACAATATGATTCTTAAATCCTGACTTAGGTTCCGCTACATACGCACCGGGATTTTTACCTGTATCAGCATTTCTAACAAATGTAGAAATAATTTCACCTCTATTA